TTTAATATGAACAGAGTCACTGTAAGATGCTAATACTGAATTATTCTTACAGTCTCGTATAATCATACGCACTGTATATTCACCAGGATACTCATAAACATGAGAACTACTTAGATTGCTTCCAAAAGTACCGTCACCAAAATCGAATGTTATTTTTTGATTGTTAAGTGGAATTTCCCTGCTTTCATCTAGAGGTATTCTAGCTTTGAAAGTAAGAGGGGTAATATCTAAATTATACGAAGAAAGTTTATTTTCTCCTTTATAATCTACTACGTCAAAAAGTGCATAGTCTGTCTTAATATTACTCATCTACTACTTTAATACGATTAGTTAATGAAAGAGGAGAATATAAGTATGGAAACTTAAAATAAGGTAAGGTAATGTCTTGATTAACTAAAGATATGTCACTAGTTTCATATAACGGATTAAAAGATAAAAATGACACTGTATCAATACTAGCTCCTGTAGATTCATTTTTTGTGTATATTCTTTTTATACCCTCTAAAGAAAGAATATCATTACTTAATGCATTTAAATTAATATTTTGACCTAAATTATTATTTGATGGATCAAAGAACGATTTAATTAAATTAGCTGCTCTACTACTTAAAGTACTTTTATTTATTTTGTTATTAATCTCTCTTACTATATATAAATTAGTCTCATCAAGTAAATTTAATTCTAAATCAGATGAATTAGTAAATCCTAAACCATAAGCCATATAAATGGGGTCTCTAGGTACAACAGTATTCGAAACCATTTTTCTATCCTTACAAGTATCTACAATTAGATTTTTAAAAGATTCTGATAGATATGGGGGAAAGAATTTATCTTGCGCTACAGTAAATTTAGGAGCGCAAAAGATGTTAATATTATTGAAATCACAAGCATCTGCAAAATTAACTTGATTAATTAATACTCTATTTACTTTATTAGGATCAACACATATATCGTAAAAATATTGAATGTATTCATTAATGTATGAATCATTATTCACAACTGATACACTATTAAGTACATTAGCTAAATTCTTTTCTAAGAAAGCTTCGTAATCAGATTCATTAACTAACCGCAGCTGAGAAGAAAAAGCCTTGGGAGCATTTTTTCTTATTTCATCTACTGTTTCTTCGTCTGAAAGCGAAGTTGAATTTTGAGGGTTGTTTATAGTTAGTAAAGAGGAATTTGACCCATCTATAAACGTAGTTTCATTTTTATTCGCAAAGGTATCATTAAAGATTTGCCTCTGTCTTAATGAATCATAAACAAACAGTTTATTACCATTAATTACATTTTTACTAATAACTCCTTCGGTATTATCAGATTGTATATAATTTATTGAAACTATATCACCTGCACTTAATTTTTTTCCAAAAACACCACTTCCAAATTTGATTTCATAAAATCCATTTTCATTTAAACGTCTCTCATAAACTCTATCAGTTGAATCAGAAAGGTATAAACTATCTACCTCTTTATAGAGGTAATATGTATTATTATCTTTTTCTTTTACATAAACATCAATAGTATTATCTGCTATAAATTTTTCAGCATCACTATCAATTACATTTTTTACTACTATAGGCACTAATTCGAATTCTTCACCCTGAGCAGTATAATCAGGATATTCTTTAATTGAACCTTGATATAAAATTACGGAATCGTTTAAAGTTTTTATAACTTCGCTTCCTGTAGTTGTTTTGTTAAAAGAATAATCATCAATAAAATTATATTGAAATCCATCAGCTAAGAAGTAAGAATTTTTTCTTATAGTGTAATTTGCTATAGCCATGTCAGCTGAACCAACAGCGTTTATAGGAACAATAGAAGTTTGTTTACCCGCTGGTTTGTAACCTATAAGCTTTACTATCTTATTCATATTCTCATAGATAGAAGCTTGATCAAAATTTACTTCTGAAGCAGTATTATTTAAATAGAAAAGCAAAACATGATATGAATATGCTATAATATCTATTACTGCAGCTAAGTTACTACCATCATAATTTTGGTCAGTGAACTTTTCATTAGTATTAAGTCTGTTTACTATATAATCTTTCAAACTTACTGCATCAAAAGCTACATAAGCATTTTGCGGTAAGCTAAAATCTAAAAACTCATTATCTTTATTGTCAGGAGCAGCCATAATTAAAATATAATATATCCATTGTTATTTAATACCGATCTTATTGAGATCCCATATACATTCAAAGAAGGAATGTTTATCTGTAAATTAATTCCGTATTCATTGTTCTCCGGATCAGGAATTACACTGACCCCTTCTATTTCAACTCTAGGTTCCATTAAAGGTAACCTATTTTGTATGTCATCTTTAATAGCAAATGCACTAAAGTCACTTATAGGCTCAAACAAATACCTTCTCAAATCTAACCCAAATTCAGGGCTTAGTATCTTTTCCCCAGGAGCAGTAAGAAATATATTAGTAATACTATTTAGAACTGCATTTTCATCATACAATCCCTGCGCGTCTTTAAGAATAGTAGATTTATTAAATTGTTTGTTATAGTAAACCGAAGTATCTAAATCTAAAAATAAATCTTTATAAAGATACCCTTGTTTTAGTGAATTACCATCTAAATTACTAACTTCAGTATCTGTTAATTTTATTAGAGCCATTTATTATATTTAATGTAGCATATCAGGATAAAGGAACTATAATATAATAAGTGAGTATGGAGTTAATTGGTAAAGCTGATGTTAAGGTTGATGTTTCGTTAAAAGACGTTCTTAATACCATTGAAGTGGAGGTTCATAAAAAGCTAAAGCTTCCTCATCCTAATGAAGGTGAAGTTACTGCAAATCCTCATCATGATGGTAATTGGCGCTGGAATATTAAAAAAGATGTTAATACTTCTCACTCATTTCAACTTGAAGAAAGTCTAGGACCAGCAGATGACGAAGATATTGAAATCTTTCAAGCTTATCATACCTTACGTTTATTTCTTAAAGATACCTAAAACTGTATGATTCTTTGCAAGCTGGCATAAATAATATTATGGCTGATAAAAAGTTTGTAAGTTTACATGAATCGTATATGAGAAGGTATGAGCGAGGAGGATTCCTCGTGGGAGATGTTTTTAAGTTTAATGATAATTTTAAAAGCACAGACGAATTTAAAGCTTTAGGAACCAATACACAAGAGCTTTTACAACAAATGATTGACTCAGGTCTTCATGTAAGAGTTGTAGGTATTAAAGATAACACTTCAGCGAGATACCCTGCTAATTCAGATACAACTACATTAGATGTAGTATTAGACTTAGCTCTAGATGATGGAGGAGGAAGATATTCTCACCATGTATCTATTCCTAGTAATTTAGGTCAAGCAGAAGAATTTTATCCTAATCTTCCTCCTATTCCTGATGTGTTAAAGAGACCTAGTAACGTAAATATTAAGCCAGAAGAAGCAGAAACAACAAAAGCCCCTGAAGCTAGAGATGCTAGCCCTGATAGAGCGCTACCTGATAGCAATGTTGATATTCCATCTGATGCAGTCACTCCTTCACCAGCTGCTACTTCATACACACAACAATATCTTGGAGATTTAACAAAAGGCCCTAGCGCTTATTAAATAATAATAAGATGACTAAAAACGATCAAAATTTAATTGCTGAAGCTTATAACAAAGTTAACGAAGGATTCTTTGATAGAGTTAAAGCTAGAGCTAGCCAAGCTGCAGGAGCAGTTAAGGGAGTAGGTGATAGAGTAAAAGGAGCTGCTAAAGGAGCTGCTGGTAAAGCATTAGCAGGTGCAGCTGATGTAGGTGGTAAGGCTTTAGGTATTGATGCTTCAGAAGGAGGGTTAGCTCAAAAAGGAGCAGCCTTACAAAAAGATGCAGCTAGAGATAAATCTAGAGGAGCTAGAGCTGGTCAGGAAGCTAAATTTAAAAGTTATATAGCTAATTCTGCTAAAACTATTGCCAATGATCTGGCAAAACTAGGAATGGAAGTGGATGATGATGCAGGTCTTATTGAAGATATTCAAAATGTTATCTCCTCTCGTCTAAAGCAAGTTACCAAAAGCGGTCAATTTAGAGACGCTGCTGGTAAAATGGGTGGTAAAGTAGCTTAAGCTACTATATACACTTCTCTAGATTAACTAGACACGCAAAAGCGTTAATCTCTTTATCTACTACAAAAGCACTCTTATACAAATGATCAGCTATATTAGCTATAAACGCTTTCTTTTGCGCGTCTTGTAAATTAGTATTATAGATATAGTTTAAGAAGTTCGCTAGCAAAGTATCATAGTCACCTTGAAATCTATCTTCGTTCTCAATTAAGTATTTCCTAGCTTCTAAGCTCTTTTGACTTACTATTTTTTTATAGACTGTTTCGAGAAGCTCGTTATCGCTAGTAACGCTAGCAATACACAGCTCTGAATCAATAACGTTCTTTTGAAGCTCATTGATCGCTTTCCGTAAATCGGGGAAGTGACGCTTAACGAGTTGGATGAATTTGATCTTTTGTTCATCTGATACTTTAACATTTTCATTTTTTAGAATATAATAACAACGCTTTACAGCTAGTTCTACTACCGGCTTAATATCTAAAGCTTGACACCTTGATTGCAAGGCAGGAATAATTTTATGTTTATAGTTAGCTGTAAGAATAAACCTACAATACTTAGCGAATGTCTCCATAGTATTACGCAATGCAGCTTGCGCTTGAGGAGTAAGCCCATCAGCTTCGTCTAAGATTACTACTTTAACACCCCCGTCGAAAGATTTAGTTTGAGCGAAGTTAGTGATATTATGTCTGATGGTATCAATACCAGACTCATCAGAAGCATTAATATAAAGATAATTACATCCGAGTATATCGTTAACAATAACTCTAGCAAGGGTGGTCTTACCAGTACCAGGGTTACCAACAAAGAGAAGATTAGGTATTTCATTTTTAAACTCTTTAACTATTTTAAGAGTACGTTTATCTAAAATAATATCATCGAGCTTAGCAGGACGATATTTCTCAACCCAAATTTTATCAAAATCAATCATAATTATTTACCAGAAGAACCAAAGCCTTTTTCACCTCGTTTAGATTCTATAATTTCTCCTTCAGAAACTTCTACAGTATAGTTTCTATAAACTACAAACTGAGCAATTCTATCTCCAGCTTTAACTTCGTAATCAGTATCAGTATTATTATATAATTTAATTCCAGCATCTCCACGGTAACCTTGATCAATGATACCAGGATGCGGAATAATACCATGCTTAAATCCAAGACCAGAGCGGCCTTCAACTTTTACCCAAAAACCAAGATCAATATAAGCAAATTTTAACCCAACGTCCACTACAGCAGAGCCCCGTGCGGGAATAACTTTATCTTCAACTGAAGTAACATCTAATCCTGTATCTGCTTCATCATTCTTAGAAGGAATTACAGCTTTATCATTAGTCTTTTTAAACCTTACTACCATACATCTATAATAAGATACTTTGCAAAATATTCAAGAGTAGATTAAATATATATAAATGGCCGAAGAACTAGATGAAGCTGTAAACGATATTATTGCGCAACTAAAGCATAATAATAAAGTAGCTAAAGCGCCTGTAGAAGAAAGTGTTCTTAATAAAGAAGACTTAGAAGATTTTCTTATTCAAAATTCAGGGAAGCTCATTAAAAAATCTCTTAGTATAGTAGATAATGTAAATGATTACATTTCATCTGCACCTGAAAATAGAGATGTAGCAGCTTTAGCAGAATTAATTAAAGCTTCTTCTTCAGCTATAGAGACACTTAATCGTCTTCATACTGCTAAAGAAAGAAACGAAACACAAGTAGCAGTTAAACGTTTAGACGTTGAGAGCAAAGAA